AGGGGTGGTTTAGAGCATAGTATAGTAAAAGACTTAAAGAAAAGACGAGCTAAGTTTGAATACGAAACTCTAAAAATAAGATGGGAAGAGATAATGTATCGTTCCTACACCCCTGATTTCATTTTAAGAAACGGAATAATTATAGAAGCTAAAGGCAGGTTTCTACCTAGAGAAAGAGTTAGGGCAATAGCTATCAAAAAGCAATTCCCTGATTTAGATATTAGATTTGTTTTTAGTAATAGCAATTCCAAAATATACAAAGGTAGTAAGACAACTCTTGCCGATTGGTGTAATGAGCATGGTTTTATTTTTAGCGATAAAACTATACCTATTAGTTGGATAAGAGAAAAGGGTAAAAAGAAACACCCTGCAAAAATAGATATTAGAGAAAGAAGAAAAGATGCCAAGACTAGATGATATAAATCCTGAAGACTTTCTCATACAAGTAAAGCCTATGCTAAACCCTGCTAAAAAATGGACAGGAGAGGTTGATGTTTCTGTTGTGTCTTCAAAAGAAAATCCTTTGTCCGATGAAGACTATTATGGTGTACTAGAGTTTTGTAGAATCATATGTGCTAGTATTCCTATGATGGAAAAAGATGAAGACATAAGAACACGAGCTTTGGATTATTTAAAGCTACAAGATGAGTTAGAAAAGACAAAAGATAAGCCAAAAATAATTGACAAACACGACAATGTTATAGTAGTATCATTTGATAAGAAGAAAAAGAAATAATGTTAAGTCATATGGAGTACATGAGGATGAGAGAAAAGCAAGAGTTAGAGAAACAGGACATGGTTAATCATCCACCCCACTACAATAAATCAGGGATAGAATGTATTGATGCAATCAAGGCTATGACAGATGATGGCTTTGAGCATTACTTGCAAGGTAATATAATGAAATACCTTTGGAGATACAGGTATAAGAATGGTGCAGAAGATTTAAAAAAAGCACAATGGTATCTCACAGAACTAATAGACGTAGTAGAAAATGATAAAAGTAAAAATGATGTTGACATTGGATGTTGACGAAGAAGAATATCCTGTTCCCTCTGACGGAGATGTAAGAGAAGACTTTGAGGAATATGTTAAAGAATTGTTTTATGACGTAGATGGAGTCAGCGTCAAGCAAGTTAAAGTGTTAATGGAGACCTAGATGAAAAATTATTTACCAACAGACTATCAAAATTTTATTGCGTTATCTCGTTACGCAAGATGGAAAGAAGACGAGCAAAGAAGAGAAACATGGGTCGAGACTGTGGACAGATACTTTGATTATATGGAAGACCACCTCAAGAAGAATAACAATTATACTTTAACTAAAGCACTCAAAGAAAAATTATCTACTACTATCATGTCTTTGGGTATCATGCCAAGTATGAGAGCATTAATGACATCAGGTGTAGCATTAGACAGATGCCATGTTGCAGGTTACAACTGTAGTTATATACCTGTTGATAGTCCTCGTAGCTTTGACGAATGTATGTACATTCTTATGTGTGGTACAGGTGTTGGCTTTTCTGTTGAACGAGAAAATGTAGATAAACTTCCTGTGGTAAATGAGCACTTTGAGAATAGCACTACAACAATCAGAGTAGATGATAGCAGACAGGGTTGGGCAAAAGCCTTGAGAGAACTCATTGCTATGTTATATGTTGGACAAATACCTACATGGGATGTGTCAGAGGTAAGACCTGCAGGTGCTAGACTAAAAACTTTTGGTGGTAGAGCATCAGGACCTGCTCCTCTTGAAGAGCTATTTCAGTTCTGCATAGAAAAGTTTACAGGTGCAAAGGGCAGACGTTTGTTTCCTATTGAATGCCATGATATCATGTGCAAGATAGGTGAAGTTGTTGTTGTTGGTGGTGTCAGACGTTCTGCCCTCATCTCTTTGTCTAACTTAGGAGATGACCAAATGCGTCATGCTAAGTCAGGACAATGGTGGGAGAATGAAGGTCAAAGAGCACTAGCCAATAACTCTGTAGCATTTAAGGGTAAGCCTGAGATGGGTACATTCATGCGAGAATGGACATCACTATATGAATCTAAATCAGGTGAACGTGGCATTTTTAACAGACAGGCTGCCAAAGTAAAAGCACTTGAAAATGGCAGACGAGACGCAGACTATTACTTTGGTTGCAATCCATGTAGTGAGATTATACTTAGACCATATCAGTTCTGTAATCTAACCGAAGTTGTTGCACGTGAAACAGATGACATAGAGACACTAAAAGATAAAGTTAGATTAGCTACTATTCTTGGCACATTTCAATCTACACTTACTAGATTTAAATATCTGAGAAAGGTGTGGAAAGATAACACAGAAGAAGAGAGATTATTAGGTGTATCACTAACAGGCATACTTGATTGTCCTGTTCTATCTCCTGATAATGGTAATTTAGCACTTAATCTGCAGATACTGAAAGAAGTAGCAGTAGAGACCAACAAAAAGATTGCTAAAGATTTAGGCATACCACAGTCAACTGCAATCACTTGCATCAAGCCATCAGGAACAGTGTCACAGTTAGTTGATAGTGCGAGTGGCATTCATGCAAGACACAATCCTTTCTATGTCAGAACTGTACGTGGTGATAACAAAGACCCACTCACACAGTTTATGAAAGATGTAGGTATTCCTGCAGAGCCTGATGTTATGAAGCCTGATAGCACGACTGTGTTTAGCTTTCCTATGAAATCACCATCAGGTGCTATCACTAGAACTGAGATGACTGCCATAGAGCAACTAGACTATTGGCTGTTATTTCAGAGACATTGGTGTGAGCATAAACCATCTGTAACTATATCTGTCAAGGAGCATGAATGGATGCGAGTTGGTGCATGGGTGTATGATAACTTTGATGAAGTATCAGGCATATCCTTCTTGCCTTTTAGTGAGCATACATATAAACAAGCTCCTTATCAGGATATAAATGAAGAGCAGTACAAATCATTTATGGAGAAGATGCCTAATCACATTAATTGGTCTCTTCTAAAAGAGTATGAGAAGGAAGATACTACAATAGGCAGTAAAGAGTTAGCTTGTACTGCAGGTGTTTGTGAAATAGTGGACATAGAAGCTAGTTAATGTTAGAAGGAGCAGAAGATATATTATGGTGGCAATGGTGGTTACTTATTGCTATAACTATAAATACAACAATAAACTTAATCGTTTTCTTTAAAGGTAGAAAGTTACATATAAGAGAACTATTACATCTTAAACCAAAAGCTAAAGGAGCTAATCGTGGAAAAACTTGAACCGAGTATAGAAGACAGAAAGAAATTTGATATAGACTTACATTATGGTCAGGTCAGAGAAAAATATGTAGCAGATATGTTGCAAGACAAAAAGATTGAAGTCAAGAGTGAAAGAGATATGTGGCAAAGAACAGGTAACATAGCCATTGAGTATGAAAGTTATGGTAAACCTAGTGGTATTAATGCTACAGAGGCAGACTATTGGTTTCATAACCTATGTGTAGGGGATGATGTTTTTTGCACATTGGTGTTTAATGTTAATAATCTTAAAAAACTTATTGACAAACTAGACTACAAGAGGTCAGTATCAGGTGGAGATAATAATGCATCTAAAATGTATTTATTAAACATACAGAAGTTATTCTCCTCTGATGTAATTAAAACATTTAAAGGAGAAAACTAATGAGAGAAATGTTATTATCGGCATTGAAATCTTACTACGTTGGGCATATAAATAAACATATAGCAAACGTGGAAATATACTTAAGTAGGTCTACAGGTATTGGAGAGCACTCTGATATCATAGAAGCTATGGACAAAGAAGTAGCAGAGATTGGTAAATATGATGATAGGCTATCAATGATAATGAAATATTTAGAGAGGAAGCAGATTAATGAGCAAAAAGAAGAGAAATCCAAATCTAAATAAGTATGATGCACCTCTAAGAATACAGTTTGAAAGAGGTGTAAATGCTTTCAAAGGGAAACAGTACATACAAAACTTAGGTAAGAAAGGAACTAAGATAATATCTACAGTAAGTCCTTACAATCAAAATACTATGCAACACAGAGAGTGGCAAAGAGGATACAACTTTGCATATTATAAGAACTTGGAGAAGTTAAAACGTGAGGAAACTAGAGGAAGAAGCAAAGAAGTTCATGCAGTCTAAAAATAAAAGCATGATAACTGCTGACGAGTATCAGAACAAGGCAAAGGCAACTGCAATCTATCCAAAGAAAGATGCGTTGCCTTATCTTGTTTTAGGTCTTACAAGTGAAGCAGGAGAGGTAGCAGGGAAAGCTAAAAAATTAATACGTGATGGCACAAAGTCTGACTTGGCATCAGAGATTGGCGATGTGTTGTGGTATTGTGCCATGTTAGCCACAGAACTAAATGTTAGTCTTGGTAAGCTAATGGAAAATAATCTTGATAAGTTATATGACAGAAAGAAGAGAGGCACTATACAAGGGTCAGGGGATACTAGATAGCAGGTACATCTTTTGCGTTTTCTAATGCCCACTGCATGACACTTATAGCGTTACCATCTACACCTTTTATTATTCTATCAGCGTCTACTCTTATGTTTTTACCTTCGTAAAACTCTTCACCTTCTCTTATAGGAAATAATCTTCTATATTTAGAAGTGACTGCATTCTTTTTATAACTAGGTAACTTATTGTAATCAGCTATATCAACAGTTGTAACTATGGTTCTAGCATTTAGTTCAGGTTCAAACTTCTTAGCCACTTCTACCTCTTCAGCTTGTATTTTCTCTCTAGCAGTTACTCTAGCTTCAGTTATGATTGATTTTACTAAAGCTGTAAATTTAGGAACTCTTTCGGCTCTATTTAAATCTGCATATAAAGGATTCTTCATGGCAGCAGTTACTCTATCAACTAAATTTAATTCACCATTAGGCTCACTTAGTTCTCTTCTTAATCTTAAATCTATGGTTTCGTTAGGGTCTTTGCTGTATAAATCAAACCAACCTAATTGTAACTCTGACATTTCTTTTTGAACAGCGTTTTTTACAGGACCTTTGTTAAATCCAAATATTTGTTTTTCTAGTGGGTTTATAGAGTATAAGTCTCCTGTTCTAAAAGGACTTCTTAATGGTAAATCATATTCAGGTCCTACATCAGGGAATGCCCTTGTACCTCTATTTAAAAATATAGATAGAAAATCTACTTCGCCTGTTCTTGTTTCAGGTATTGCTCTTGAAAATTTATCAAACTGAGAATAAAAGTCTTTAACTATAGCAACAGGAAGAGTGAATGTATTTAGTATGTTAGCACCAAATTCTCCTAATATTTTTTCAGTTATCTCTCCTTTTGATGCACCACTTGTAAGGTCAATCATTAGTTTATCAATAGCGTAAACACCATAGCCTGTTCTGAAACTAGAACCCAACATAGATTGTATAGTGTCTCTTCTATATTTTGTAGCAGATGCAGATATAGTGCCTACATCTGTTGGGTCTGCATTGAAATATCTATGAAGTATATCTGCTGCTAACATGAATGGGGCAAAAGGACCATACGTAGCACGACCATCAATTATCTTGCCTGTGTTATCTTTAAATTCAAACCACTCTGTATCCTGACCATTTAGGTCTCTCCAATTATATGCTATAGCTAACATTGATAACCCCATAGTTTGTTTTGCCATTCTGTTATATACATCATATTCTTTTGCACCTTTTCTTGATGCAGGTAATAAGCCTAGTATAGGTGCGTGTTCATAAACGAACTTGAATTGATTAGCTATATATCTTGGAAAAGGCATTACAGAAGATATAAAGAAGGGCATTTCTCTGTGTGCTTTTATAGTTCCTGCAGCAAGTTTCTCAAACATACCTGTGTCTTTTCCATACATATCAAAAGATTTTTGATAAACAAATTCAAGAGAATCATTTATAGCACCTTTTAAAGTAGCATCATCTATCTGAGAAAACTTTCCTGATTTTATTATATCATAAAATTCTTTTGTTCCTAGTCTTCTTTTTAAAGAAGCAGAAAACATGGCTTGTTTCATAACATTATCACTATATGTATTTAATATGTTAGCTTTTGTTCCTATCCAAGCTAGTGATTTATTTACTTTACTAGAACCAACCAAATTATACTCTAAATCAGCGGCTTCCCTAAACAGTTTAGTTGCTAAATCAGGAGTATTATTTTGAAATATGTTTCTTACAACCCTAGCTTCATAGGGGTCAAGTAGTCCTTTGTACACATCAAGAACACCACCAAACAATCCTTCTTTAGACAACTCTCTTTTGCCTAATAATACTTTAAAAATATTTTCTGCCTGTCTTGTACCTGCATCTATAAAAGTTCTAAATCCTGCGTTTTCAAAGTTACGCATAGTTGTGGCTATTTGTGATGTCATTAAACCAAGTCTTGTTCTATCTAAGGTTCTAAAAAGTCCGTCTTGAGCTTTGCCACTAGCAATTTGTTTAGCTTCAGTAGGATTTATAGTTGTCATTCCTCTTGCTTCTAACTCTCCTATGTCCTTTATTAATTGGTCTGTTACTTTTTCACCATCAGACAAGGGTCTTATTTGACCTAATCTTTTCATTTGATTAGTTAAGTTACCTGAAAAACCTAAAGTTCTACCTGCTTCTGACAACTCTGCTTTGTATATCAAAGAAAACGTATCTAGTGTTAAATTATATTTGGACAAGATGTCTTGTATCTCAGGTAAATCTAAACCACCTTTTTCTTTACCTTTGCTTATAGCTTGTTGTATACCTGATGTAATTCTTTGATTTCTACCTAGCTTAAACTTACCTGCTTCTGCTAACGCTAAAGTTGCAGCAGTTATATTTTCAAATAACTCTGTAGGCAGACCAACTGTAAGACCATCCACTCCTTTAGCCTTTGCTATGTCTTCTTTTAATTTTTTACCTAAGTTAACTTTATCAGGGTCAAGAGCAGTTAAATCTCTTAATCTTCTTCTAACAACACCCATATTAACTTTATTTTGTCTTCTTTGTTTTCTTGTGCCACTTGTTGTGGCTTGTTTTATAGTTTCTTTTGCGTTTTCATTTGCTTGTTTAGCTATTGCTTTCTCAGAGCTTTCTGATATTCTAGCTAATTTTGCAGCATCTCTAGCTAATTTAGTTTGCTGTTTACCTACTATAGCACCTGATATAACACCACCAAAAGCAGAAAGACCACCTGTCAATGCAACTTGTCCTGCATCTATTTCTTTTTGTTGCCCTGTTTCAACACGTGTTTCTTCCTGTGCCAAACCCTGACCTGTTCCTACAGTGCCTTCTATAGCACTAGTAATCATGGCTCTTTTGGCTATTTCTTTTTTTATATTTTTATTGATTTGATTACGGAGAGTTTTTTTGGCTACTTCTTTAGATAAGCCTTTTTGAAGTAGTTTTTTTAATGCGACCTTAGATACTTGAGTTGTTGCACCTGAAGCTAGTTTACCTGCTCCTCCTGTAAACAATCCCAAGTAGGTTGATGGAGCAGTTAAAATACCACCTGCAAAATCCTTTACAGTTTCAAAATTAAAGTCTGTATCCATAGTGTCATACAACTCTATTAGATTTGCAAACTCTTTTTTGTCTCGCTTGTTAGCGTTTTGTGCATATTCTAAATCACGAACAGCACTAACTTCATTTACATTTTGATAACGAAAATGCTCTAAAAATTGCTCATAGACTTCGTTATTATCTTTTAGTCTTTCTTGGCTATAACCCCCTCTTTTTACAAGAAAGTTACGAGCCTCACTCAAGAAATCTTCATTGTCAATCAAGTTTTCTTTATTTTTATTTTCTTTGTCTAGAAAATTATAACTAGATTTATCTTTAGCCTCTAACATTTTTACCTCTAGATTTTATTTTTAGATAAAAAGTCATTCACATATTTAGTAGCACCTGCCTGATTATTAAAAAAATTACTATTTTTATCTCCTGTTAACACTTGCATCAGTTTTGCTTTTAAATTTTGTTTGTCTTTATTATATTTTGCAGTATCAATTTTATTGCCCTGACCTCTAGGAGGATTGTTTTTTAATTTTAATAAAGTGTCTTCTATAGCTGTTACTGTTTTAGGCATAGTTAGTGTAGTGGTTTTATTACTACTTTTTAAGTTACTTTTATTATTTGATGATTTTTTATTTATAACACCTGCTATTGGAGAGTATGTTGTGTCTACTGAACCTAATTTATACTTGTTAATAACTGCTTGCACTGCCTCTCTTCTAGTATAGCCTTCCGTGCTCATTTGTTTTTCTACCTCTAATAGAAGGTCTCCTGTGACTGCTGAAGCATTTTGCAATCTTTTTTGTATTTCTGAGTCATATGAGTATACTATATTATTAGCATCATCTTTGTCTATTTTAACTGTTCCACCTAAACTTTTTGCAACAGCATCCATAATTTGTTTTTGTGCTCTAGTTTCTGTTAATCCACCTGTTATGCTAGGTCTTAAAAACCTTTTACCTTTCTCTGTGATAACACCACCACCTATTATTAAGTCTTCAATATTGTCATCATTTAAGTCAGGTGCTATGGCTTGTATCTGTGCTTTTACCTCTTCACTAACATCTTCTTGCCCACCTCCTGATATAAAATTAGATATAAAACTAGTTTTCTTAGGTGCTAAAAATCTTGTATTTAAATCTTTACTTATATTATCTACAGGTCCTGCTAAAGCACCTGCTAAATCACTAATACCCAAACCTGTGTTTTGTTTTTTAAAATCGTTTGTTACTGTATATAGTGTGGAAACGTCTTTTCCTTGCTTACCATACTTCATCATATCTGTATACAAATTATCTTTTATTATATTGGCAGATACATATGAATCTTTTGTGTACTGATTTAAGTCTTTAATTTTTTGTTTAAAATCTATCAATCTTTCTTTTCTTCTAGCTCTGTTTTCTGCTATAACTTTTCCAATACTAGTTGCACTAGATTTTATGTAATCTCTTCTACTTTCAGCATCTGCCTCTTCTAACTTGTCTTTAACTTGATTTATTCCTTGCAATACGTAAGGGTCTTTTTTAGCTAAATAGTACGAACTTACAGCTAATAAAGCTGCCTTTAAATATTTATTATTAAAACCTTTATAAGTAGATGTTTCTTGCTTAGTTTCATTTTCATTTGTTATATCTACTTTTGCCATCTATGTTCTCCTAGCCATCAAACCTATAGGTGCTTCTTCAGGAACAGGTGTCTCCTCCTCTTCTACAACATCCTCTACAGGTAAATCATCTTCTACGTTTGCTTGTTCTGCTGCTGAATGTATGTCTGTTTCCATAACTTGTGTATTATAATCTCTTTCCAAGCCTGTTACATAATCTATGCCTTGTTGGTCTGCTATTAACATTATTGTTTCCATAATTATTGGCATAGTCATCATGCCTATGTCTATACTATGAACACCCTCCATGATATTTACAGTATTCATAGAATTAGCAATCATAGTAATAGGCATTTTAGTTTCTAGTAGATTAGTTACTTGGTCGGCAAAAGAATCACTCTGCATTTGCGATATATAAAACTGTGCTACTTCATCAACAGTTTTGTATTTAGCAGGTGTCTGCCAAGGTCTTGCACCTACCTCGTGTGTTAATCCCATGCCCGGAACAGGTAATTCAAATATTGGTTCTTGTCTATCCTGATACATCTTCTTCTCTTTTTATTGCTTCTCTAGCCTGTCTAATCGCTACAAAATAATCCATAGCTATTTCTAAAGGTTCTTGTTTTTCACCCTCTTTCTTGGTAAAATCTAAATTAGACACCCTTTGTAACAAACCTTTTGTTGTTGTTTCTTTAGGAGCAGGTGTTGAATCTATCTTCATCATACTAGCCATAGTATCAAATTTTATGTAAACTGATTTTGCAGGATTCCTAATCATCTATACCTCTACTATAAACCTATTATTGCAGCACCCAATGTACCCATCATAGAACCTAGTGCAGTTTTACCTGCAGCAGACTTTGTAGCGTTTGCTGAGTATTCTTGTGCTTCTTTACTTACCTCTGCTACTGCCATTGCATTTATTCTGTCTAACTCACTCTCAGCACTTTTCCATGCCCACTCCATAGTATCAGCATAAAATTGCCATAAGTTGTCATATTGTTGATTAGACACATCTAACACTGCTTTTGCATTTAGTTCGTTAGCACGATTAATAGCTACAGTATCTGCAGTTGCAATCTCTCTTCTCCACACTGCGTTGTTCTGTGCAATAGCAAGTTGATTAGTTGCATTAAATTGGTCTCTTTGATTAGATACCTCTGCATTAAAACGAGACACTGTGTTTGCTTCACCTGCATTAAACTGTGCCTGTGCATTAGACTGTGTTGCATTAAACTGTGATATCTGATTTGCTAAGTTAGACATGAATTGGTCTACTTGATTCTGTGATGTTGCGTTAAATTGTCTTGACGCATTTTCAGCAGCTTGGTCTGTCAATAAAGATTGATTGATAGCCTGTGCATTGAATAAGCCTGTTTGTTGCTCATTAGATAAATTTGCCATGTCTATCTGTAAGAAGTTCTGTGCATTCTGCACTGATGCTTGTTGTCTTGCATTTAAATTAGCTGTGTCTAACTGTGCAAGAGCAGATGCTTCTGCCATCACTAATGCTTGTCTGTTAGATAAGTTATTTAAATTAACAGTGTTTGCTGCTCTACTATTTTCTAAGGCTATATTTTGTTCTGCAGTAAAGTTTTTATTTGCTATGTCAGCTATACGTGCAGAGTTTTGCACCCTTGCTTGAAACGCTTGGTCAAACTCTAATCCAATAAAGTTAGCTCTTTGTTGTGCTGCCAATATTGCTCTTTGTTGTCTGTTAGATAGGTTTTGTAGTTCAAAAGTTCTTACAGTGTTTGCATCTGCCTGTGCGATAGGTAATGCTGATTCCATCGCAGCCTGTACAAGTGCCTGTCCTGCTATACTAGATGCACCTAAACCTCTTTGTTGCATAACTGCTTGTACACCTCTGATTGCTCCTGCTGCCCATGCAGGTGGATTTGTTGCATCAAAGTTTGCAGTAAGACTTGCTAGTTGCCCTGCCACAGTTGCTTGGTCAGTTGGTGTGGATGTAGCTGCCTCAATCTGTTCTGTAAAGGCTTTTGCTTTTTCTGCATCGGCAGTAGTGTCAATAAGCTCACCTGCCTGTATTTGTCTTTGTATGGGATTATCTAGTTGTATTGAATTACCCTGTGCAGCAGTTACGTTTGCTACGCTAGAAGCTGTTTGTTGTGCTGCTACAACTTTTGCTCTTGGGTCATCTACATTAGTTTGTGCAGCCTGATTTGCTTGTATGGCATCTTGTACTTCAGGACTAGCCTGTGCTGCTTCCATTTGTGTAGCAGTTGCAGTGACAGGAGCATCAGCCTGTGCTGTAATAGCTTGTGCTGTTGGTGTGATTGGAGTCGTTCCTAGTGTACCTAAATCAGGTTGTACTATTTGCTCTTGCATTACAGGTGTTAATTGTGGTTGTGTTACTGCACCCACAGGTATAGCACCTGTCTGTGCTAATGTTCCTGTAACATCTTGCAATGAAGGGTCTCCTGAGAAAGCAGGTACTTGACCCTGACCTTCACCAAGAGTTGTTACATACGCTTGTCCTGCAGGTGTAAAAGAAGGAGTAGACTGTGTTGGAGCACCTCCTGTTTGCATCTTAACAACACCACCACGAGCCATTTGTTTCGCAGCATCTTCGTAGACAATCATCTGTCTCTTCTTTTCAGGATTCTGTTCAAGAAAGTTATCAAAGTCTGCCATAGCACCTGAATAACCGAGCCTATTGGCTATCTTTTGTAATCCTTGTGGCTTAAAGCCTCTGAACATTGCCATTATCTATTT